GATTCAACAACACAAGCTTTGTTGCGATTCAGACAGGGTAACTTTATCCAGCTGGAGTCTGATTACAGGGATGAACCCAAATACATAGAACAACGAGAATATTACGGATGAGCGCAAAGAAGAGAAAAGAGAGACGTGAAGCAAGGTCAGATCCTTATGATGATATTGATATCTTCTCGGGGCCCGCTGGCCAAGTTTTAGTAGATATAGATCCGTTATACGGGGGTATTCAACAGCAAAAAGATGAAAAACCTGGTGATCAATTTGCTAGAGATTTAACTAGACTAGCGCAAAAAGCAACAACAGCTTTGACTCCTGGCGCGGCTACGCAAGAGGAGATGATGAATTTACAACAGCAACAACAAGAGGCTTTAGGCATGTTACTGAAAGCTAGCGGCACTGATCCAGAATCTTTTCAAGGACAAAGACTTGAATCGATGCTGAGACAAAATGAAGAACTTAGAGAAGCCATGGGCCTACCAACTGGTTTTAGTAGCACCTTACAAGATTTAAAATTTGATTTTGCTAGAGCTGGACAATTTTTATTTGGCGATGCAAACAAAGGTTTAACAGAAATGGTAGACAAAGGAACCAAGTTTCAAGAACTACCTTTTGAGCAGAAGTTAGGCATAGCTATTTTACCAATAGATGTTTTAGATGTAGCAGGTGTTACAGCATTAGGTGTCCGTGGGTTACAACCATTAATTAGAAGAGGTTTACAAAAGTACGGTAAGAAATCAGGTAAGTCATTAAATGATCTTTTGCAAGACGAATCGTTAATCAGAGAGTTAGAAAATCAAGAACCAGGTTTCATGAGAGAACTCGATGACATACTTGGTGGTGGTATCATACAAAAAAGATTCATGACAGGTAGAACAAAAGGACCTGTCGGTGGTAAACCTGAAGATGTAATAGATCCAACAAAAAGTGCAAAACAAAACGTTAAAGAACAAACTGCAGAAAAAATTAGAGCCGACGAGATTAGAAGAACAGCAGAGGGTTTAGAGGGAACTTTTGCAGGTAAACAAGCACAAGACCCTGCACCTCCTAGAGGGGCTTATCCAATGACATCATTAAAAAATAAAATAAAAAATGATCCAAAATTTGAAAACGAAGAAACTCTAAATGATTTTATTGCGTTGTATGAAAACAGATTTAATTCTGACAGAGCAGGACCAACTGAAGAGCTTTACATGAAAAAAGGTTTAGGTGAAGAGACTTATGAAAAACTTAAAGAGTTAGCAAAAAATAAAGGTATAAAAATAAGAAATATGGGGCCACAGGGTAAAAAATTAACACCAGAAGGTATGAAATATCTTGAGGAAAATTATAAAACTTCTGACGCACAAGAGCTTTTAAATACTTTAAATTCTGACAAATCAAAATATTTTTTTACTGATAAAGACGGTAACTTTAAAGGTTTTACTGATTTAAAAACTTTTACCAATTATAAAAACGCTCAAGGTTTTACAGGAACACCAAGAATAAAAGAGGAAGTTACAAAACAAGCTTTAGTAAAGTTTGATAAGGCAAAAACGCAATTTGAAAAAAAAATTCAAGAGATCCAAAAGGCAGGTCAAGTAGAATTGACACCTGAAGTTATTGCAAAAGAATTTGAAATAGCAGTAAGAAATGCAGAGGGTGTTGGTCAAAGTAGATTGACTGCAGCTGATGCCAGAGAGTTTAGTTATTTATATAATCGACACATAAAAAGATATAACGAAAGTTTGCCAGAAGGATCGCCATTAAAAGTTTTAAATAAAGCAGAAATTAGAAATCTTAAAGCGGGTGGTGGTGAAGGAAGAACAAAAATTGCAAATAAATTTAATGCAGCGGTGACACAAAACCAAGGATATCAAGAGGCATTAAATTTTTTAGGTAAGGGAAATTCAGAAACACTTAAAAGATTTTTAAATTTTATACGTGAGTCAACAACAGATGTTAAAGGTGACGTAAGAGAATTTGGAAATTTTTTAGATAGTATGTCTCCAAGACTTAAAGAACTTCAAAACGAAGATTCTATATTTAGAAAAAATTATGATTATTTTAAAATAGTTGATGACGCCAGAGAAGAAATGGGTGAACTATCTAAACCGTTTTTGAACAAGTTGTTTAAAACACCAGCTTTTGCTGAAATAGATGGACAAAAAATTATTTTCGATAAAGATCTATTTGATCCAGATACAAAAGCAGCAAGATCTCTACAGATAGCGCATAGATATGAGGGCGATCAAATTGGTCAAACTTTACCGAAAGATTTAAGTGGGGCAAGTGAGTTTCCGCAAAGTTATACAATAGACGTTAGTTTTATAAATCAAGGGGTACAACCTCAACTTGAAGCACAAGCAAGGAATGCAGTAGCCGCTGGTGATGAAGAGGCTATGAGAAAAATACATCTTGATGCAGAAAGATTTGGTACAGCTTTTGAAGTTGATGGCATACAATTTGGAACACAAAAAGGTATTGCTGATAAGCTTGAGCAGTATTTGCAATACGTTGTTAGAAGACCAGATTTGCAAGAAAAGTTTGGCATTACGAAGCAAGAGATATTAAATATGAGAAAGGCTATAGATAAAGCTAGATCTTTAAACACAGCTGGGTATAATTTTCAAAGAGGTGGATTAATAACAGAAGACATGAATATTTTTGATGACGAAGAACAAGGAACTATCTTTCCAAAGATAAGCATTGAGTTTGGTGATGCTGCATTAGGCAGAGCTAGACGTTTTGGTGAAGATAAGCCAGAGGAAGCAGAGCCGATGCAAGTACAACGTGCTAGCGCAGCACCACAAGAAAAAGTATTTGATACACCACCAATAGAAAATATATTCACTGGCGAAGTTGAAGAAGCAAATCTTAAATTACCTTTCTTTAAACTATTTACAAAACCACCTGTAAACGAAACAGCACCTATACCTACACCAAAAGAGAGTTTAAATAATCCTACAAAAAAACAATTACAAAGTTTAGAGCAAGAAAAACTAAATAAGGAGCAAGACTTTTTTGATCCAACGCCTGAAGATAATCAAAAAGTAGATTTAGGTAGCTCAACAGATGTAGCAACAACACCAAAAACTAAACAACCACTAACAGGAGTATTTTATTCTGATGCAGAGAAAGTATTACAAAGACCAGACACGCCTGTGATATTTCCTAATAAACAAGCACTTATTAATTTTTTTGCAAAAAATAGAATTAAAAAAACAGAGCTTGAAGATTACGGCATCAACAATTTGTTGAAAGCTTTTGATGAAGTAACACCAATACCTAAAGATGCTGTCATAAGACAAATTAGGTCTGCACCAGTTAGAGGTATGCATGTACACGGAACAGGTAAAGGTTCTGAGATTATTAATCCGTCTGGTGAAAAAGTAAACGTAGCATACGAAGGTTATAGAGAAGATGGGTTTATACCAGGCACTACATCAGAACGTGTTTTGTATATACCAATGGATAAATTACCAGGTGACACAGCAGGTCAACCAAGAACAATTTTTCAGGGAGAACAAATACAAAATCATGGTTTTGGTTTACCAGGAGGCAGTGATAACAATTATGTAATTGGTTGGACAAGACTTTCGGAAAGAAGAGCATTACTGCCAACTAAGTTGGATGCACCAGCAGGCAAATCAAAAATACCTGGTCTTACTCGTGAAAGAGAACGAGCACAAAGACAGGTTGCAGGGTTATACGCTGAAGCAATAAATAAATTAAATAGAGAAGGTGTAAGAAGAGGTTTAAATCAAGCTGATCTTGAAATTATTAATCAATTGTCATTAGAAGAAATGCTTTCACAATATGGTGACACACTTGCTGAATTAAGCCCAGGTTTGTTAGATCAAATAGATGAACTTATTGTCAAGGTTAGAGATTTAGATTCACAAATAACAAAAGCATCAACAGTAGACGCAAGCAATGTTGTAAAGGTTCAGTTTGCGGATGAGATACAATCTGACATTATGCAAGCTGCAGCTGGTAGAAAACAAAAATTATTAGCAACTCTTAGAAAATTGCAAGAGGAGGGTAGAGAGTCAACAACCTTACCTGAACTTGACAGAGTTGGTAATGAAGCTTTAGAATTTTTCGAAAAA